AAATTGAATGTTGTATTCAAAGTTACGAATCTTTTCCAGAGACAGCTTCGGTTTGGTGATCACTCCGTCCTCATGGAGATGATACTTAAACTTCAAAGATTTGTCCTTGTATTCCAGATGATTATTATTCAGCTTGAGCTTAATATCATCGGAAGAAATCATATCCAAAGCTTTGGAAAGCTTCTTTAGAGACGGTAGATTGAGATTCTGATCCTCATACTCCCCCGATAGGTAAGCATGAGCATACATGGAATTATCCTCGCTGGAGGCAATCCCATGAATACCATCTTCCCTCAGTTCCAGAACACAAGTGTCATGGATCGCGCCGAGGCTTTGGAGTAAGAACTGGAACTCTTTCTTTTTCAGGCTTAATTGCATACTTCTGTTCTATCAGATTATTTTGCTTTGTCAACTTTAGGGAAATATCTTTCAACAAATTGATGATGATATCTGCTTTGGTTGGTTCCAGATTCAATTCCAATTGCCCATCATCCACCATTTGGGGCATGGGAGCATATTGAGGAACTTGTGGAATGGGTTGAGGGGGATAATATGGCAGTGGAATATTGGTTGCCGCAACATCACCATAATGATGTGTTGGAACGAGTTGTTGGGATGGTTGAATGCGCTCTCGCTTCTGTTGCTCTTGATATTCTGCGATACCTCTCTTGAGAGTGTTGGTATTGGTAGCCAACTGTGCAGGATTATTAATCATCAACGAATCAATGGCAGCACTTTCACCAAGCAAAGCAGCCATTGTTTTATATTCTTCTGGTATGTTCGGATTCATATATTTAAAAAGGAAACCCTCCCCACCGACTTGATGGGGAGGGAATCGGGTTAATCGTCTAGTCCTGCAAGAAGTTCGTCAATATCGTCGTCTTCCTGTTTCTCAACTTTCTTTGGTTTTGCCGCTGGTTTCTTTTCTTTGTGAGTCATAGGAATTTCATCCTCGTCCTCATCTTCAACAACTTCTTTCTTGGCTTGTTTCAGAGTCTTGCGCTCTTCCTTTTCTTCGCCAACGAAGAAGTGTTCGTTGAGAACTTCCTGAAGCTCATCGTAAGTCTTCACGGAATATACCGCTTCCAAATCATGGATTTCCGAACAAATCTTTTCAATTTCTTCTTCATCCAGAGCAGTCTTGGATTTGGTGGTGATGAAAGAAGATTCAAACGTGGTGTATTCCCCTTTCTTTTCAGCCACGATCTTAAAGTCATGTCCCTTGGACGGATCGAAGATATCCCAACCAAGTTCATCGGAACGCTCCCCTTCGGTAGCATCATCAATGATTTTCTTGAGTTGTGGACCCATACGGAGAATCTTGACCGTTCCATTATTATCAGGCTTGGCAGGATCGTTGATCACATAGACATTAACAAGCCATTGCTCTTTTTGAGAGATTTCAGCCTTGTAATCTTTGTTTTCAGCCTTGGGATTCTCTTCCTTCCAAGTCTTCCAAAGCTTCCAACGAAGCTCTGAAATTGGATCACGATCCCCCGTGGTTTGCAGACCAATGAAGCTCGTATATTTCCCATTGGCACGGCTTTTCCAACCATGCACCCAATGATGGAAGAATGTCTTCTCTGGGTCTTCCACATTCGGGATAAGCCTAAGCGTGTAGGTATGTCCTTCGGGGAAACTCATGATATTGGAGAATTGACCCCCCGATGAATCACTACTCTTGTTTAATGCCGCTTTGATCGAATCGAACATAGCTGCGCCGAATTTGCTTTTTTGTTTTGTTGCCATTTTAGTTTATTTGTTCTTTTATTTTGGTTGTTGCTTTGTGAGAGAATTCCTTCATTTTTTTTGACAGATGAAATTTGTTTTTCGTCTTTTGAAACGTGATCCAAAAGTCTGAGAATATGAAATCCAGAATCCGATTCTCCACCTCGATTTTTGAGACACCTAAAGAATGCAAACAATACATATTAATGTGATGGTTCTTTAGATGATCAATCATGCAAGGAAGGTTATGTTCTATATATAAGGGATATTTCTCCAAAGTCAACCCCTTTTCTTTACAGAAATTTTTGACGAATTTAAGGCTATCGACCAGTCGCTTGAGAGAGCTTTCAGAATCAGGATCATCCATCTCAATCTTCTTCATATACTGCGAATATGCCTTCTTTGCCTTGGAAGTCAAGAAGAATTCCAGATCAAAATAATCATCATCCTCAAAAATCCTATAAGGAGCAGAGAAATAATCATCAATTTTAATATTCTGATAGCTATTGAAGAATCTTTCCAGAGAAGCGAGATAATCCAATTTGGATTGATTCATATCGGAGAAATTCTTTCTAATCCGAAATGGCTTATCACGCATCTTGCGGGAGATAGCCAGATGGGAGTTGTATATTCTTTTTTGGAAGTCAGTCATATATACTTCAATTTAGCATTTCCAAAATTATCGATTTCAATGTAGGAACACTCCTCGTCACAAAAAGAACCACTGTTGATATAGGTCATATCATTTTCAACATAAATTTCAGGATAGTGCGTATGTCCAGCCAATACGTAATCAAACCCCGAATGTTTTTTCAACATTTTTGTTCGAACAATTTCTTTAGCTTCAATCCAAGATTTACTCCACCCTTTAATTTTTCTGGAAAGACTCTTTCGTTTATCTAATTTCTGAATGTGATAATATAAGCCAGTGAAAAACCATGTTACAAGTGGTCGATGATTGATCCAAAAATCGTGTTTATCCCCATGTTCCACATAGAATGTCTTACCCCCCACTTCAAAGGAATAATAATCAACAAAATACATACCAGTAATAGCACTTAAAAATTCAACATCAGGATCGTGATTACCTTTAACCAAAATCACTCTATGTGTTTTTGTTAATTTCCTGATTTTGGATAGTATTTTCCAATCTTCTTTTTGATAACGTCTAAAATTATCACTGTCAAAAAGATCGCCATTTATGATCAGAGTCCCGAAATTCTTTTTAAGAACTTCTAGCACCTTTTTCTGTTGTGAAACGGGTGTTCCCAAGTGAATATCACTGATAACTATGGTGTTTATCATTTCTGCTTCTGCTGCTTCTTCTTCTGTTCGCCGTTTACCCATTTTGTGACAAATTTGCTGCGCGATATAGTAGGATCATATTCTAGAAACACCTTAACAAGTTCCTGATCAGAGTCAAGGGACAAGATCGTTTTCAGGATCGTTTTCAGTTTCTCTTCTTGGAGAGTAGTCACAAAAACGTTCTGAATAGATAATTTCTTACCTTTGAGATGGTTCACGAATGAACAATAACAAATGAATAGGTGATCACTCTCGCTTTCTATAATTGCAGATGAAGGATTACTCATAATTTAAATTTCTCTCAATGTTTCGCTAAATTTCAGAAATTCTTTGGTGATTTTGCCTCCTGATGCCCATTCGCCGCCACCACCGTCACAAAGCTTACCAGCCATTTTAGCAATGTCAACCTCCGATCCCTTGTATTTTCTAAAAGAAACGAATTGAGTGTCTGGATTCATGACAATTACAGCGTCTCCTTGGTAATTTTCCATGATGGAATGGGATAATTCATTGACTGAGAATTTGGAAATGGCAGAAACGACCTTAAATCCTTCCCATTCTCCAGTGAATAGCTGAATGTTCTCCAATTCCTTCTCCAATTCCTCAAAAAAGCTATCAGCAATCTTAACTTCCGTAGTGGTGAACCCATCAAACCCGTTCCAGAAGCGATTTACAAAGTTGATGAAGCGATTACCTCCCGATTTGCGGTAAAGAGCATTGAGATACTTGGTTTCTTCGTGTTTTAAATCATAGGAATTGTAATCATCGACATAAAGAAAGAATTTCTTCAAATCTTTAGTAAATTCCACCTTTTCTTTGAATTTTTTGTATAAAAGTTTGGTTGTGGAACCACATTCTTCCTGAATTATGGTGGAATCCCATGTTTTAAAGTCTTCGGGACGGTCTGAAACAAACACCACACGATGGTCATCAATCTTTTTGATAAGATTTTGATCTAGAACCATGCCGACGATGAAGATTTTATCATAATCCTCTGCGTTTTCTTTAGCCCATGGTAGATATTGCTCTTCAAATTTACCGAAAAAGCAATGGCGATACTCAAAATTTTTAAATATGTTCCCCAAAAGAATTGTTGATCCAATTCCATCTAGATCACTATTAACCCAAGTGAAAACTTTTGACATATCCATAATTAATAATTTTTATCGATTTGTCAAGACGATAGCTTCTGCAATAAGTCCAATTCGTCATTGTCCATAATTTCTTCCTCATCATCCGATTGATATACAGTGAGCGTTTGATAATCGATTCTCATAGTCTGCACCGTTCCACGCATTCCAAATCTGTTTTTCATCATTCCTAGACGAATTACACCCATTTCCTGATCTTCTTCGTTCTGGAAGATGGAAACCACCACATCAGCAGTGGTCGATATTGAAATCGATTCTGATACGGACTCCAATCCGGGTTCTCCACCATATTCCGAACGCCGAATTTGACTTGCGGATACTATAGGACACTTGAACACATACGATAATGCTCTGATTTGCTCACAAATGTTTTTACCCTTCTCATAAGAATTATCACCAGCAGCCGTAAGCAAAGTAAGGTAATCAATCACCACAGCATCAATACGGACACCAGAATCCTTCATTTTCTTAATGAAAGCTCCCAATTGCTTGGGGGTAATTGTGGATGGGGGAAATTCCTTAATGTAAATCCTACCATCCGTGTTCTTATGCTCCTCTTCCAGTGCATGACGGAGAGTTGGAATACAATTACGGAACTCCTTCATGGGAATCTTCGTCACATTGGACGCGATTCTCTTGGCATAGAGTGTTTCAGACATCTCCAGAGTCACCACAAGCACATGCTTACCTTGAGATGCCATGTTTGCTGCCACATTACCAAGGAAGATACTCTTACCGATGTTGGATTGTCCTGCAAACACATACAATGCCTTACCAGCTTCTTGAAATCCTCCTCCAAGTGCCTCATCCAACCATTGCCATTTGGAAGAGATCATAGTCTCATCACTCAAAATGTCCTCAATGATCTTCTCCTTATCACCATAAAGCTCAATTCCCTTATCAACATTGAGGTTGATACCTGCAATCTTCTCAAATTTCTCTACAATCTTGGATGTATCCGCTTCTCCTTCCGATATTTCTTCCGCTGACTCCAAAATAGAGTGATACATCCCTCGTTCCTTGAGGAATCTTTCTGTATTTTGA